TGCGTAGATTGCTGTCTTTACAGGCTAGTTTCATCATATTTGACGAATTTAGAGAGATTCACCCCGATATTTACAACGCTGCACAAGGCCGTGTAGGCCGCTACCCAGACAAAATGATGAATGGGGTAGGGTGTGTGACCGACGATGGACGGTCGAATATGCACATTTGGGGTATGACTAACCCCCCTGACATGGATACTTTCTGGGAAACGCTGCTCACTGAGCCGCCAGAGAACGTACATATCACGATACAGCCCAGCGGTCTCTCCCCCGAAGCCGACTGGACACAGTTCCTGCCAGATGATTACTACGACAACCTCGCGCAAGGTAAGACTGACGACTGGATCGACGTGTATATCAACGCGCAGTTCGGTAAATCGTTGTCTGGTCTACCTGTGTTCCGCTCGTTTGACAGAGACGTGCATGTAGCGAAAACTACCATGAAACCTATGTACTCTGACGACCCCCTGTTGATCGGTGTCGACGCGGGTCTAACCCCGGCGGCGGTGATAGGGCAGGTAGCCTACGATGGACGCTTGGTTGTGTATGATGCGAAAATATCTGATGGCATGGGCGCACTGAGATTTGTGCGAGAAGTGATAAAACCTCTACTGGTTAACAAGTTCCCCGGTAGACGCTCGCTTATAATAATTGACCCGGCGGCGTTTCAGCGTGCACAGACCGATGAGCGGACTGTCGCTGATATATGGCGTAACGAAGGCTTTATGGTCAAAGGGGCTAAGACGAATTCTGTGGCCGCTAGGATAGCAGCGGTCGATAGGTTTATGACACGCGTCGTCGACGGTAAGCACGGAGTTGTTATCGACCCCGAAGGTGCGCTGCCACTCGTACAGGCGCTAGCGGGTAAGTACCGTTACAAGATAAATACGAAAGGTGTGAGGGATGAGAGTCCAGAAAAATCGCACCCATGGTCGGATGTAGCTGATGCTTTTCAGTACATGTGTCTACACGCAGACGGCGGAGAAACCTTTGGTGGCATGGCTTCAATGGACGAACGGCGCGAGGTGGTTAAGGTATCATCGCGAGGCTGGACGTAATGTGTTGACCTGTTAGCAGATAAACGCTATGGTGTCCATAGTATCGCACATGTGAGATAATATTTAATGGCACTAGGTTCGCAACTTATTCCCGTTGCGCGTGCCTCTGACCTAGAGGCCGCAGCACAGAGAGAGTCTGCTGAAAAGCAGATGACCCCTATGATACAGGGTCTTGCAGCGCATGTCCGCCGTCGGTGGGAAGTGATGCGAGATCATAAGCGCGACACAATCGAAGATCGGTTGTCTGCGTGCGTACGTGCAAGGAACATGCAATATGACCCAGCGAAGATGGCAGAGATACGTGAACAAGGCGGCTCTGAAATCTTTATGGGTATTGTTAGTACTAAGTGCAGGACTGCTACTGCATGGTTGCGCGATACACTTCTAGGCACTGGGGCGGATAAGCCTTGGTCTCTTTCTCCAACACCAATTCCTGAGGTTCCGCCTGAAGTAGCGGCGAACCTACAACGCATAATGTCTGCAAACCTACAGCAGTACTACACTGCCGGTAATGCACCGCTTGACCCCATGGAGCTTAAAGAACTCGCTGCCGGTATGAAAGATACTGCAACGCGGGCTATGAAGCACGAAGCGGAAAAGCGCGTTGATCGTATGGAACTGAAGATGGAAGATCAGCTTGCAGAGGGCGGCTGGGTAAAAGCTCTCTACGAATTCACGAACGATCTTGCGACGTTCCCGTTTGCAGTTCTAAAGGGTCCGATACCCCGCAAACGTAAAGCTATGAAGTATGTTAAAGGCGGCTTAGCCGCAGTTGACGTACTACGTGACGAGTGGGAACGCGTTGACCCTTATAAGTTCTACTACGCTCCTTGGGGCGATGACATTCAGAACATGCCAATCATGGAGCTTCACCATTTAACGCGTGAAGACCTTGAGGCGATGTTGGGTGTTGAAGGCTACGACGAGTCTGCCATACGTACACTGCTTGCTGACTTCGGCGCAGGCGGGTTTGATTGGCTAGAGCACTATGACAGCGAAATGGAGTCCGTAACCGACAAAGATTTTGATGACGCAAGCTCTGATCTCATTGCTGCGTTGCAGTTATGGGACTCGATCCCCGGCCAGATGCTTATTGATTGGGGCATGTCCGAAGAAGAGGTTGAAGACCCTCACAAGTCTTACCCCTGCGAAGTTTGGATGATTAACAACACGATTGTTAAAGCTGTCCTAAATTACGACCCTATCGGGCGTAAACCCTATTACCTCACTTCTTTCGAGAAAGTCCCCGGACGTATCGACGGAAACGGGGTAGCTGATCTGACTATTGACGCGCAAAATATGTGCAACGCAGCAGCGCGAGCACTAGCGAACAATATGGGCATCTCATCTGGCCCACAGGTCGGCGTAAACGTAAGTCGCCTCCCAGCAGGAGAAGACATTACTCAGATGTATCCTTGGAAGATATGGCAGTTTAAGTCGTCCGAATACGGCGATGCGTCTGCCCCTATGCAGTTCTTCCAACCAAACTCTAACGCAGGCGAGCTTATGGCTGTGTTCGAGAAGTTCATGGAACTTGCGGATGAAGTGTCAGGTATCCCTCGTTATATGACAGGCCAGCATGTGCCGGGCGCAGGACGTACGTCGTCCGGTCTGTCTATGCTTATTTCTAACGCAGGCAAGAGCATAAAGCAGGTTATCGGTAACGTTGACCACGATGTGATTACACCTATGCTTGAGCGCCAGTACCAGAGAAACCTACGGTACTCGGAAGACCCGGATTTAATTGGTGATGTACAAATTATGGCACGAGGCGCGATGTCGCTTGTCGTCAAAGAAGCTGAGGCTGTACGTAAAAATGAGTTCCTCCGCCTTGTATTGGAAAGTCCGGTTGCGCAAGAAATTGTTGGACCTGCGGGTACGGCTGAACTCATGCGGGATTTGGCCGGTAATCTTAATACCAATGTTGACCGTCTTGTCCCTTCTCGAGAAGATATTGAAAAGAAGCAGCAACAGCAACAGCAGCAAATGATGATGATGCAGCAGCAACAGCAAGCCCAAGAGGCGGCTAACCTGCAAGAAGACGGAACGCCACAAGGCGGCAGGCAAGATAACTTTATAAGCCCGCGCCCAAATGGACGTTAACGAGTCTATCTGTTGACACGTTGACACATATGCTATACTTTTAAGCTATGATTGATTTGAATAGTGTCGATACCCAAGCCGTTTCAGCTCTGAATAGACTCAGAGAACCCGGCAATGAAGCACTACTCAGGTTGTTAGAGGCGGAGTTAGAAACCGCCAAGCTGAAGCTAGTACACGCAGCCGACATGGTACAAGTCCACCGGTTGCAAGGACGAGCGGAAGCATTTGCAGATTTACTGGAAGCTGCGAAAGACGCAGCCAAGGTAGAAAACCGCGCATATGCGCAAAATACGAGAAGCACACCATAACGGGAACAGCATACCCACGGGACGCTAGGAACAGAGTTGGTGCTTTAAGGAGAAAAACATGGCATTGCCAAAACAGGTGCAAGCTCAGCTTGCTGAAGTGGAAGAACTAGAGAAAACGCTAAACGCCCAACAGGAAGAACCAAAGAAAAAGAAGGCAAAAGAGCCTAAAGTTTCAGAGGTGAAACCCGAGGATACCGAGGCAGAAGTACCAGTCGAAGCGGAAGTAGCACTTGAACCGGTAGAAGCAGAGCCAGCTGACACGTCACCGACGGACGTAGCGGACGAATTTGAGCAGAAGTACAAAACCTTACGGGGTAAGTATGATGCTGAAGTCCCACGCTTGCATTCGCAAGTTAAGGACTTAACGGCTAAACTGAACAATCTCGCTGAGAGTTTGGCAGCCAAGCCCAAAGAGCCGACGAAGCCGAAGGAGAAAGTCAGTTATGTGACCGATGAAGATCGAGCCGAATTTGGTGAAGAACTGATTAACGTCCAGCGTCGCGTTGCACAGGAAGTTTCTCAAGAATATGAGGGACGCTTTGAGCAACAAAGTGAGATTATCGCGCAGCTTCAGCAACAACTGAAGCAAACTGGTAATCAGGTTGGAGAGATGAGCTTTACTCAGAAATTAGCAGCGCTAGTTCCTGATTTTGCAAGTGTCGACAACGACGAACGTTGGGTAGCGTGGTTAAACGAGCATGATCCCATGCTTCGCGGACCTCGCAGAGATCAGGCGGCACAGGCTTTTAATACAGGAGACGCTGAGGCAGTAGCACATTACGTGAAACTGTTTAGGGAAACCTTAGAGCCAGAAGTACCGCATGAGCGTCAGACTCGCCAAGCCGAACTTGAGAAACAGGTCGCGCCAAATCGTTCAGCGAATTCCGCTAATACGAAGAGCGTAGGAAAAGACGTTAAGATTTACTCCGAAAGGGAAATCGCAACAGCTTGGACTAAAATACGCACTTTGAATACGCGGCATAAGTACGACGAGGCCCAAAAACTTGAAGCAGATATAACAACTGCCTACCTCGAAGGCCGTGTACGCTAGTATATGTGTTAACGAGCAAGCAGCTGTTAGTAACCAACTAAACTAATAGGAGGCCATTATGGCTGCTGTATTCCCCGTAGTCGGATCAGGATCATTCGACACAAACCCGTCTTACTCTGGCGGTTTCATTCCACAACTGTGGTCCAATAAACTCAACGCTAAGTTCTATGCGAACACCATGATGACTGAGATTGCCAATACCGATTGGGAAGGCGAAATCAAAAATCAGGGCGACACAATTCGCATCCGTACTGCACCATCAATCACAATTAATGATTATGCTGGCGCTGGTACAACTCTTACCTCTGAAGTTCCTACGCCTATCTACCTAGATATGCAGATCAACAAAGGTAAATACTTCAGCGTGCAGGTCAACGACGTACTTGCTCACCAAGCCGATATGGACTTGATGAACATGTTCACCGATGATGCTGCAAAGCAATTGAAGATCAACATTGAAAACGAATGTTTCTTCAACTGGTTCGTTACTGAAGGCGCTCACGCTTCTAACGCAGGCGGCACTGCTGGTGCGTTGTCTAGTGAGTACAACCTCGGTACTGACGTTGCTCCAATCGACCAAGCTACTCCTAAGAACGTACTGGATACGATCCTTCGTATGTCAGCTGCTCTTGACGAGCAAAACGTTCCTGAAGATGGCCGTTGGTTGATCCTTTCGCCTTTCGACCGCCAGTTGCTCATGCAAACTGACATCGCTCAGGCGTACTTCACAGGAGATGCTTCAAGCACCATCCGTACTGGTAAGATCGGTATGTTGGATCGCTTCGAAGTTTATGTTTCTAACCTTCTGCCTAAAGGCGCTGCGGGTAAAGCATTGGTTCCGGGTCTAGCTGCCACTTCAGGCGGTGCTACCGTAACTAACGCTAAAGCTCGTCGCATGATGGTTGCAGGTACGAAAGCATCTTGTGCATTCGCATCGCAGATCAGCAAAACTGAACCTCTTCGTAATCAAACGGACTTTGGCGACATCGTTCGTGGCCTAGCCGTTTATGGCCGCAAGGTCATCAAGCCTGAGGCTTTGATTACTACGATTGTAGGCGCGGCATCTTAATAGCCCTTTGAGGGGGGGTTCGCCCCCCTTCTTCTAACTCTGGAGGTTATTATGGATGTATTTGATTTTATAAACGCCGTAGACGCTGAAGTTGTTGCCAATAAGGCAGTAGTTAAGCTCGACGGTTCACGCGTGGTTGTAGCCCAAGTAATCGGCGACAAGATGGTTCTAACTGCCGAAGGCGAAGAGATGGCTAAGAATACTAAGCCCGCTCCTGCACCTAAAGCTAAGAATACTAAGTCGAAGACAGCTAAAGCTGCCGCTGCACCCAAATCTAGCGAATAGGGGGTAACGGATGTCTACCGTAAAAGTCACGGACATTATTAGACGAGTAGAGGATGTCCTACAGGACACCAATATTCGATGGCCGCGTACGGAATTGCAGAACTGGATGAACGAGTCTTACCTCGCCATTACTCTTGCACGTCCCGACGCTAACGCCAAAACAGGCTCATTCACTTGCGCAACAGGTACACGGCAGGTTCTCTCATCAGAGTTCCCGTCTAGTCTTCGCTTGCTGGATGTCACACGAAACTTAGCCACCAACTCAGGCTACAAGGTTATTCGCCTTGTTGCTCGTAGTGTTCTGGACGATCAGCGCCCCGCATGGCACGCTGAGACTGGTACGACAGCTATCCAGCACTTCACGTTTGACCCACGTCAACCGAAAGAGTTCTTTGTCTATCCACCGGCTACAACAGCCGCTGAAATTGAAGTTGTTTACACGGATTCTCCGGGTGCAACTACACTGACAGAGTCTCAACTCGATCCGGCAGGTTCAGATCCAACAGTTATTCTACTGGACGACATTTACATGTCCCCAATGATAGACTGGATTCTGTACAGAGCTTACTCGAAAGATGCTGAATACGGTGCGAATGAGCAACGTGCGCAGGCAGCTTACGGGGCGTTTAACGCAGCTCTGGCCACTAAAAACCAAGTAGACTCGGCAGTATCGCCGTCTAACATGAGTTCGGTGACTTAATATGGCAGTAGCATGGGCTAATTTCCTTCCGTATATTCAGCCCCTGCTTCCGGGCTGCCCGGAAATAATCATCGAAACTCACTTGCAAGAAGCGGCAGCTGAGTTTTGTGCGGTCAGTCAGATATGGCGTTATGACATAGATAAGGACTACACCAGTAGAAATACTGCTGAGTACGAAGTCGAGGTGCCCACTCGTTCTGTTTTGGAGGACATTCTAATCCTCTATATAAACGGGACAGCGGTAAACCGTGTGTCAGACCGTCATTTCGACCTGCCCAGCGGCGTAGCCAACGGGCGTCCCATGTCTTTTAGTATCTACCAAGACTCTCAGATTAGGTTTTACCCAACCCCGGACGGCAAGTACGAGTTCGAGGGTACCGGTGTAATCAAA